AAATATGAATATATTAACTTTAATACTCTATATAAGTGCTATGTGGGCGTTTGTATTTTGGGTTTTAACAAATACTTTAATGGTTACTGTATGAGAAAATTATTATTAAGCGTGGTGTGGCTATATATAAAATATGGAAAGCACCCAAGAGTTAAAAAAAATTCTATAACTAAAATAAGAAAGAGATAATATGAAAGAATTAGATAAAAAAACATGGCATACAATGGTAGAATACACTTGCTATTTTTTAATATTATTATTTATATTAAGTATGATTGCTATAATGCTAACAGTATTTGGCAGAATGATATTTTAAAATGCTATTAGATTTTCTATTATTAATGATTTGTTGTATAATTGGAATATTTTTAATAAGTTATTTTATGAAATAAAGTTTCTATCTCCTCCGTTAGAAGACTAACCCCAGATTTTTCCCAGATTTCTGGGGTTTTTTATTTTGACATAAGCTACATAAAATGATATTATAAATAATAATAACAAAAACAAAAGGAAACAAAATGATGTTATTTAATTATAAAAGTAAAAAAGAAATGCAAAAAAATATTGGTAAAAATTTAGATTATACTGAAACAAGTATTTTTGGAGACGAGTATAGGTCTAATGGTAAATTTACAGGAAGTAATAGACCTCATATCACAGGTATAAAAGGCAGAGAATTTTTTGCAGAAGTTGTTATGCGTGATGATAAGATTGTGAGTGTAAAATGATTAGAAATAGACATTTTATTTTAAAATTTAATTTAGATTTTAATTTTAAAAAAATGATAGAGTATGGATATGGATTATTAAATAATGTTTACAGATTGGATAACATACCTATAAAAAATTCTAAACAAAAAGTAAAGTTAAGAATAAAAGTAAATAATATAAATCAAAACAAAGTAGAAAGTGTTGAGGCAGAAATAGATGAGTAAAATAAGATACACAATATTAAATAATGGTATGGGTGAGTTTCTTGTTAGAGAAGCAAGACAAACTCATACAGGTGTGCGTTGGATAACGCTTGAAAATACTATTGCTATGTTTAACACATTACAAGAAGCACAAAAAAAATATCCAACAGCTACATTAACTGACTTAGGTGAAGTATGGTGGGATAGTTTAACGAAAAAAGAAAACTCCCCAAGTATTTGACACATATCTAAATTATTGATATATATAGATAATCATTAACACATAACTAACACAGGAGAAAAAATGACAAGTTTATCAACAAAAGAATTAAACGAAGATATAGATAGAAAAGTAGATGAAGTAAAGGCTATGAAAGATGTTGCTAAAGAAGTTACACTTACAGAATTTATAGAACAATATCCAAGACATGATTATTTATCTTTAGGTAGTTTATGGTATAGTGTAAATCCACATGTTGCTGATGAAAATGATGACGATGATGTAAGAGAATTAAAATTCGAAGGTACTAGTTAATTACTGTATATTAAATTTATATATTAGAGCCTCCTCGAGGGGTGTTATTCATTATATCATGTATACAGGATTTGTCAACTATGGGAACTATTATTACTATTACTTTATTATTATTTATTACAGCAATATTTTTATTCGAAGGGAAAGATAAATGATTGAAACAATTAAAACAGATAAACAAGCTAAACAAATTATGATTAGTTTGGGTAGGGCAGGGAAAATGCCATGTCCTACTTACAACACACCTGCTAAACGATGCGTGACAGGTAGCAAACTAAGAAAAACAAAAGGCTCTACTTGTCATGGTTGTTATGCCATGAAGGGTAATTATTTATTTCCCTCTGTACAACAGGGATTAGAAAAAAGATTTGAGGCGTTCCTCCACCCTCGTTTTGTTGAGGCTATGACTTTTATGATTAAAAGACATTCAGCTAAGTCTGGGTACTTTCGGTGGTTTGATAGTGGTGATTTGAATAATATGGCTATGTTAGAAAAGATAGTCATGATATGCCAACAAACGCCAGAAATTGAGCACTGGCTACCTACAAGAGAAGTCAAGGTAGTATTTGATTACCTCAAGATATACAAACAGTTTCCAGATAATCTTATGGTTAGATTGTCTGCACCTATGGTTGACGGAGAGCCAATAAAAAGTTATAAGTATACTTCTACTGTTAATCATAAAACAAAACCAATAGGTCATGATTGTCCGTCACGATTTCAAGATAATGAGTGTAGAGATTGTAGGGCTTGTTGGGATAGAAAGGTAACTAATGTCAGCTATCACAAACACTAAATGTACTTCATGTGGTTGTAACAATGCCACACTAACACATAAGATATTTAGATTTTTATGTGTTAAATGCTACGTCATAAAAGAAAGGATAAAATTATGACTAACACAAAAAAAATATTTGAAATACTATCAAAAGATAAATTAACAGTTATAGATTTATTAAACGTACAATATATGGCAGGTGAAAGAATTTTGCCTATTGATGTAGTTAGAAATGAATATTCAAAACATCCTTCAGAAAGTTTAAATAAAAGTATAGATATTTTAGATATGGATTTAACGCATTTAATTCGTTCTTATTCAAAATCTTTAGAAACAAAACAATTAAAAAATAATGGAAATTTAAGTGAGATAGGAGATTTATTAACTGATGTTGATAGAGCCATACACAAAATTAGGAAAATGTTATGAGTGATATAAATCAAGAACAATATGAATTACAACAAAGAGAAAATTGTTTAGAAGAGATTGCTAAAGAAATTCCAAAACATTATGATGGAGATACATTAGATGGTTTTGATGGTATTGTTAATAATGTGTGGGATAAGGTAGTAAAGACTTCTGAAACATATATGAAATATATAACGAAGGATTGTATAAAAGAAGAAGTTCAAGAATATTCTGATAGTTTGCGTTAGTTTGACACAAAGACACTATTAGTTTATAGTATACTTATAATTAAATATGAAAGGATAAAAGTTTTAAGAGTTTGATACTGTGAAAGTGGATAAAACCGCCACCGACTAGTGTTCCGTTAAGTACTTAAAAAAGGGAGGTCAGTATCAAATAGCGTTTAGCTTTCCCGAGAGGTGTCGTAATACAGTAATGTATTAGATTGCCTAGTGAAGAACATTAAGATAAGTGAGCGTGGTCTTAATAAGCTAAACACTATGGCTCGGATATGACCATGAATGTGCAATAAGCATAGTCTAAAGATTTATCCCTAGTGCAAGTCCTAGTTCCCTACTTGCCCTTGTTTAAATGTAGGTAACATTTAATTGTGGAAGTTCCACGCCAATAGCGGATGCCACAAGAAGTATGCAGTGTCCACGAGTCGCAAAATTACTTCACAACATGTTTAGGAGTGGGCATGGTAGATTATATCTGTAAGTCCTTTTCCTAACACAAGAATAAAAAAGATGTACCAAGTTTGGTAGACGATTTGGTAAGCCTTTATTCTTGTTAAGTCTACCAACAAGATAAGCCGTGTTAAAGCGTGTGCTGTCTTGGTAGGTACAGTAATGACTTGTAATTCTAGATGATTTAACATAGCTTTACTGTACCTACACTAAGTTTAAAAGTTTCGGCAAATGAGCGTCATAATTAGGTTTGCTTCTATCCAAACTGTCCATAGCTAGCGTATGGTTATAAACTCGGAATTTGTTGATTTGACGAGTCAAGGGAGTTGGTTTATATATTTTCCTACTTCCTTGACTTTTTTTTATTTATAATGTATACCTTCTATATATGAATTTTTCCCAACAATTAAATTTAATTAAAACTCTTGTGCCATCTGGTGAAGTAGATACTAGAATGGATTGCCCATTTTGTAATGGCACTAACACTTTAACAATAAAAAGAAATAATGCCGATTTACTTTGGTATTGTTTTCATGCGTCTTGTACAGCTAAAGGAAATCATCAAGGAGAAATGACAATGCAACAAGTAGAAAAAAACTTAGCAGAAAACAAAACCGTAGTAACGAAAGAAAAGGAAAAGGAATTTGTCTTACCTAAAAGTTTTGTTAGTGTTTTTTCTACCGATAAATGTACAGATTATTTTAAAAAAAATCATTGTATGGAATCTCATATAAAAGGAAAAGCAAGTTTTATGTATGATGTAAAACAAAATAGAGCAGTATTTCTTATAAAAGAAAAAGAAAAGATAAGAGGTGCAGTAGGCAGGGGTTTAAACTCACAGGTATATCCTAAATGGTTTATGTATGGAGATAAATCATATCCTTTTATTTGTGGTAGTAGTGATACTGCTGTGCTTGTAGAAGATTGTGCTAGTGCCTGTGCTGTATCAGAAGTTTATACAGGTGTAGCTTTAATGGGGACAAGTTTACCAGATAGTTATATTCCAGTACTCAAAAAAAAGTTTAAGAAAGTTATTGTGGCACTTGACAGAGATGCAACTACCAAGGCATTTGACATAAGCAATCAATTAAGATATTATATGGATACTGAAGTTAAGATACTTGAAGATGATTTGAAGTATTTTGATAAACCACAAATAGAAAGATTATTTCAATGAATATATTTTTTTTACACAAAGACCCTCAATGGGCGGCTAATGCTTTATGTGATAAGCATGTGCCAAAAATGTTATTAGAATCAGCACAGATGTTATCAACTGCTGTTCAAGCAAATGCAAAAGAACGTTTAGAAGATTTATATAAACCTGCTTATCCTAAACATCCTATGACTATATGGGTTGGGCATACTCGACAAAATTTTATTTGGGCATTAGAAAATGCTGTATTTATTAGTCAAGAATATTATAAACGATTTAATAAATTACATAAATCATCAACTATTCTAAATATTATTTTAGATAAAAATTATTCTAATAAAATTATAAAACAAATGCATCCAGACTATATTACTGAACCCCCTCAATGTATGCCAGATGAATACAAAGATGATGATTATGTAACAGCTTACAGAAAATATTATCAAGGTGCTAAATCTTATTTTGCCAAATGGGAACGTGGTGTGTCTGCCCCAGATTGGTGGGTAACTCAATGAAAATAGTGTGGACAGAAGAAAAATTTACAAAGGCAAAAGAACTTAAAGCAAAAGGTTTATCATTTACAGAGGTAGGCAAAGAATTAGGAACAACTAAAAATGCTGTAATTGGTAAATTTCATCGAGATAAACACAAAGCAGGATACACAGTACAAAGACCTAGAGGCAGGCACAATCTTTATTACAAAACAATAGGTACAAGCACATGCTATTTGTGTAATAGAAAATATTATATTCAAAGTAAGTTTGATAGATTTTGCAAGTCATGCAAAAAAAGTGATATGTACATAGGGAGTCACTAATGTATAAAATTTTAATAATATTTTTATTTTTAAATAGCTGTACTTACTTTGTTGCAAAAGAAACAATAGAAGTTATTGACGATGTTTTAGAACAAAGTCCAAACCCAGAAAAGAAAAAGAAAATATTAGAAAAACAAAAAATAAAGAAAAATAAAGCCAAAGAGTTTTATTGTAGCAAAGTAAAAGATGAGGAGAAATGCGGCAATGCCTAAAAAAATGTTTCAACAACAGTTTGTTGACTATCTGGCAGGATTTATATATATTGATTTAAAAAATAAAGTAAAAACAAAATCGAACATAAAAAAAAGTATACGTTCATTTGAAGATATATGGATTGATATGTTACGGGAAAGTAAAAAAAATGTTAAAAGAAAAAGCTGAGTATACAGAGATGTGGAAAACTGGCTATAAAAAAGAAAAGCCAAAGGTTGAAAAAAAAGAAAGGAAATGTATGATGTGTTATAAACCATTTGAAAGCACTTGGAATGGAAATAGAATTTGTTCTGGATGTAAAGAAACAGATGACTGGCATTATGGAAATGATTACAAGGTGATATCGTAATGTGGAAATTAGTTGATTGTGGTAGTTACCCTTGGTTTGTTAAAGAAACAAAAAAATATTTTTATTGTGTTTATTCTTTAACAGGAGAAACAAAAAAATTAAAAGTAAAAAGAATTGAAGTTCCTATGTATGGTATGAATTGCAAAAGTTATTTAGCATATTTAAGAACATGGCCTTTATCACTTGCACCTTGTAGACTTGACAAAAAAATTGCAAAGTTTTATATAAATTTATGGAAAGATAAAAATAAAACAAATGTAATGAAAGAAATAATTAAACAAATGAAAGCGACAAAATGGAAAAGGAATTAATAAAATTATTATTAAATAAAAAATTTTATAATAAAAATAAAAGTAAATTATCAAAAGAATTTTTTACTAATGGTACGGGGGAACTATACGAAACAATTCAAAATGCCCATGATGATTCTGATAATGATTTAAGTATTAGTGAAGTATCTTCGTTACATATGGATGTATACAATCCTGCATCTACAAGAGCAAAAAAAGAAAACTTTTATTCTTTAATAGATGAGATAAAAGGTTTAACATTACCTAGTGAAAACATAGCCAATAATATTATTCGTTCTTTATTTAAAAGACGAATAGCAAATAAAATTGCAGTATTAGCAACAGAAATATATAATGGTAAAGACTCTGATTTTTCTGAAATAAAAAAAGAATTAGAAATATCTTTCGATGATATAGATAAAGATGAGTATGAATATATTACATCAGATGTAAACAGTTTAATAGATAAACTAAAAGATAATACAAAATTTAAATTTAATCTTCCTATGCTAAGAGATAAAGTTAATGGTGTTGGTGAAGGTAATCTTGTAGTTGTATTTGCTAGACCAGAGAGTGGTAAGACGGCGTTCTGGGTAAATTTAGTCGCAGGAATTGACGGATTTGCCTCTCAAGGAGCTAAAGTATGTGCACTTATCAATGAAGAGCCTGCAATTAGGACACAGATGAGACTAATTAATGCTCATACAGGCATGACCTTTGATGAAATACGAGCAGATATGGATAAAACTAAAGAAAAATGGGCCGAAGTAGAACAAAATATTAAGATACTTGATACTGTTGATTGGTCATTAGATGAGGTAGATGAGTTTGTACAAAAAGAAAAGCCAGATATACTAGTTATAGACCAATTAGACAAAGTAAATGTTAAAGGTAATTTTGCTAGAACAGATGAAAAACTTAGGGCTGTGTATACCGGGGCAAGAGAAATAGCTAAAAGAAATAATTGCTGTGTTGTTGCTATATCACAGGCATCAGCAGATGGTCATGGTAAATTTGAATTAACATTTGATATGATGGAGGGTAGTAAAACAGGTAAAGCCGCAGAGGCAGATGTTATTATTGGTGTAGGTTTTAGAGATAAAGTTGATACAGACCAAAATGTAAGAGGCCTATACATAAGTAAAAATAAAATAACAGGTTGGCATGGGCAGATTGTTTGCACTATAATACCAGAATTATCAAGGTATGATGTATGATTAGAGGTGTAACAACAAGAGAAGATGGTTTTATATTTGGTGGATATCATTCACAAAACTCTGGAAGAAAAGATAGAAGAGGTAAACCTATGTGGTATTCTCCTCAAGGTTGGGAAAATAAAAGACAAGGTAGTATTAGAAGACATAGGACTGTTCGTGCTTGGATTACAAATAGAATAGATAGAGTTAAAAGATTTAAAGGTTGTTCTCATTGTGGATATAAAAAAAATCCAGTGGCATTACAGTTTCATCATGTAGACCCATCTACAAAAATAGAAAATGTTGCGTGTATGAGAAGAAGTAGTTATAAACAATGGGGAAGAATAAAAACAGAAATGAAAAAATGCATAGTTCTTTGTGCAAATTGTCATAGTATAGAAACCCAAGAAAGTTATAGAAAATGATTAGTGTATTTGATGTAGAGACAAGTTTTCAACTTAATGATGAAGGAAAGAAAGACCCTTCAGCTAAAAATCCAGATAACTTCTTAGTATCTTTGGGTATTAATGATGAATATATATTTTTTAAACATAGGGAATTCAAAGGTGTACCTAATAGAAAAGTAATACAAGATATTTTAGATAAGACTACATTACTTGTAGGGCATAATATAAAGTTTGACTTGCTATGGCTATGGGAAGCAGGTTTTAAATATGATGGTAGAGTTTGTGATACAATGCTAGTAGAATATATTTTTAATAGAGGTATTAAAAGAAGTTTAACATTAAAAGATTGCTGTGCATTTAGAGGTGTTATACAAAAATCTGATTTAACAGAGCCTTATCTAAAAAATAATATCTCATTTGAAAATATACCTATTGGTATTGTAGAAGAGTATGGTAGGCTAGATGTTAAAGCAACAAGGTCTTTATTTGATGCACAAATGTCACAATTAAAAAAGCCACAACATAAACATTTAATTAAAACAATACAA